GAAACTTATTTTTAGAATTCTTTGATTTTTTCGTGGACGCCCGGACACCAAGGAGCCGGGCAAACTTGAACGCGAAATCGACGAACAATACAACCACCAACACTAGTTCTTGGATATCCCATTTTTTCAAGGGGACGAGCGAAGCGGAGGCGTTCAATTTAGCAGATAACTCTATCAATGTAAACGACCTTGTAAATCGTGCCATTCGCGAGTTGTATGATGATAAATCCAAGCGGGAGGAGTTGATTAACCGTAATCTATTTGAAGCTACTTATACGCCACTTGTTACGGCTATAGGCAAAGAACTTGCACCAACTAGCGATACTGAGTTTATTAGTCAGTTTCAGAAAAATACAGCTGTATTTTCGGCATTCAAAAACCATGTTCAAACAAAAGAGATGGTGGCATTGCTGGTTGACGAAAAAGGGAAATTAAAGCCATTCTATAAATTCAAAAAGGATGCGCTTAAAATTTCCGAAAAGTACAATGTAAATTGGCTTAAAACGGAATATAACCAGGCAGTTCATACGGCTCGGGTGGCAGCAAACCTAAAAAAGTTCGAAAAAACATTGCACCTCTATCCAAATTTGGAATATATAGAGACAACGGCAGCCGAACCGGATGGATTACACCTCACATACGTTGGTACTATTTTGCCATTTCATCACCCGTGGATGAAGCGTCACATGCCACCAAGCCGTTGGGGTTGCCAGTGCTCGGTACGCAATACGGATAAACCGGTTACTCCTGTTCCTGACGGAGAATATAATATCCCTGGCTTCGACAATAATGCTGCAGATACAGCACAATTTGTTGATATAAAGGAAACACCGTATTACAAGCATACAGATGCCGATTTACGCGATATGGTAGAGAAAGAAGCCGAACGGATAGCAAAGGAAATTCTGAAGGAAAAACGCCAACAGGCTTTACAAGCAACCAAGAAGCTGGTTGATAAAATTGTTACCAACAAAGAATCAGGGTTGAAAATTGAGTTTACCGTAAAAGGACTGAAAGAGGCTATCAACAATCCATTCTCCGCTTATCAGGCAAAATTGCAGGCAATGGATAGTATCGATAAGTTGCTAAAAAAAGCGAAGTATAAAGGTTCTGTACCGAACGATAAATCGAACACAAAACCTCATATAGTGAAGTATCATTATTTTGATGCCGAAATAGGTGGAGTACAGGCAATATTGGTAGTTAGTGAGGACAAATGGGGAAAGAATACATTTTATTCAATTACCGAAAACAAAAAAACAACCGAATAAAGTTTCACTTAGAGGATACAGTCCAATGCGCTGGCTTTAAGGGGTTGTTTTTCTTTTGCAAATATACAACCGTTTTTTATAAATTGTTCTACAAACTACACTTTCACTTCATATTTAACCAATATCAACTATAAAGATGGACATATCTGATTTTGCAGCACAATTCTCCGAAAAAATGAAAGCCGTTAATGACTTCATTCAGGGTGACGAAATAAAAGATATTATGGGCGTAGAGTCTGTAAACCATTATAAAGATAGTTTTAAGAACGAAGGGTTCACTGATAAGACACTTGAAAAATGGCAAGAAGTAGAGCGACGCAAACCCGCATCAGATTGGTATAATAAAGGGAAAGCATCGGCAGGACGTAAAATATTGAGTGGAGAAACAAAAGAACTGGCTCAGTCAACATCATACACCTACATCTCCGACGGCGTGCGCGTTACTAATGCTACACCCTATGCATCAGTACATCAAAATGGTGAAATGGCAAAGATATTTGGCAAAAAAGAGTTCACCATGAAAGCCCGTCCATTCATAGGAAAATCGGCTGTGCTCAAAGAAAATATTGAAACTAAAATAGTTTCAGAAATCAAAAATATACTAACTAAATAGCCCCTTTTAGGGGGTTGGGGGTCATAACATGAAAACAATATACAAAGCCGTAAGAGCTAAGCTAAAAACTGACATCAGCGATTTTAAATGGATAGATGAAGACTTTGGGCAACTGAATACATCATCAGGTCAACGGCCTGCATTAGCGTTCCCATGTGCACTTATTGGTATCAAAATATGCGATTGTAAAGATATCACAGATAAATCGCAATCATGCAAAGGTACCGTTACTGTGCGTATGGCCTTCGACCCACTAATGAAGAATACTAATTCAAAGGTAGATAATGAAACGCTTGATAAATCACTTTCACCTTACGACACAATTGCGAAAGTGTACGCATGTTTGCAAGGTTTCGAAACAGAATCATTCAATGCGCTAAGCAGACGCAACCAGGGCGATGAAAAACGCTCTGACGGACTATTTGTTTATACCATATCGTTTGCAGTAGAATTCGAAGATAATACGGCAGAATAATTCCAAACAAAAAAAACCATTTCGTTATAATCAACGAAATGGTTTTTTTGTTTAAATATGTATTTTACCAATTATTATCCTGTTTAATTCCTTTTTCAATTCTATCTATAAAACCGGTAAAAAAGGTATTGAAATCAATAACCGTTTTTTCAATACATGAGCTCATAAATGGCATATTTTCAACTGGGTTTTCAACAGTCATAAAATGATAATACAAATCTGTAAGAGTGTACTTATATCTTCCATCCTTAAATTGTAGCGTTAATGTAAAATTATAAGTTGTATACTCATCTTCTTTCAAAATTCCTTTTAAAACCAATGATGTATTTACCACATCAGTTTGTATAACAGCTCCAGCACTTCCAAAGTTAGATGCCACCCAAACTTTTGCATTGCTATAAATAGTTGACGCACTATAATTACCTACAACAACTCCCTCATAACATACTTTTTTATCTTTAATTGGAATTAATCCACAAATTGTATCCATCTGTGCATGTGCCAATAAACTGAATACTGTTACGACTAAAATTAATACGAGTTTTTTCATAAATCTATTTTTAAGTATTTTGCAAAAATAAAGAGTTTCCCTGAATAAACAAGCAAAACCACTAATTAATTAGGAGAAAACGAAATTAGTCAAATAATTTCAGTTGGTTCGGGTCGTCATCCGGCTTTTCGTTTTCGGCTTCAATTTCATTCATATATCGCCAAAACGTTCGTTCTGATATTCCCGTTACAGGCTTTATTTTGTTGCGATAAATAGCCAACTTACACCTATCCTGTCTACCCGGCTCGTAGTCGGCTCTTAGCATACCTTTTACTCGTTCCGCACTTAGATGCGTACTTTTATGCTTTTTTCGCTTTGCCATTTAATCGGTTTTTAATTGGTATTTAAAAATTACAAGAATCCGTCGCGGATTGCTTTATCCTCTCTCGTTATCGGCACTCTATCAATTATCATCTCGTATATTTCATCCCAGTGCGGAAGTGGTTTAAGTAAACCCCTATCATCTATTACCATATCGTGAAATACTTTTCGAGTGTCAACACCTCCATATTCAGCTATATTAGCAGGACAACCATTATTATAACTATCGAATAAAACTCCATTTTCACCAAGAAACTGAGCAGCTTCTGCAAGTTTTTTACCATTTCTATTTGTCCATAGAATTAAATAATAACCATCCTTTTTTAGTTTCAGTAGATTCTCTTTTGCTCCTGGTTTAAAATCCCCAATTTCGGGGAAACGGTCTTCTACAATTGTTCCATCAAAATCTATTGCTAAAATCACTCCCATACATTTATTTTTTAAGTTCTCTTTTAAGTTCTGATAGCTCCCTAGCCACCGTTAAGTAATTTATTCGATATATTTCTCTTTCGTTGCACACACGTTCAATCATATCATTTGCAGCCACAAGGTCGGTTGCAAACTTCCCTTCTGAGTCTCTGTTTCGTTCCGACTCTATTCGTCGAACCTTGACAGTCTCTGTGAAATTGATTGATAATTGATCGTTCATACAAATAATTACTTAAACCTGTCTCGAAAATGCTGCAATCCATCTTCATTGTCCCCTTCCAAGGGGACGAGCGTAGCGGAGGGGTTCTCTTCAGTCTTCAATTCATTAAACCTTTCTGCTATCCACACATTCAATTTCTCCACAGTCTTATTACTAACTAGGCAATGCCTTTTAAACTTACCGTAGTCAATAATCGACTTTTCAACTACGCCACCACGTTCTGAAAATGTAAGAAAACAAACACGGTATTCTTTCAAATCAATGCCACTTGTGCGCGTATCTCGGTATGTTTTACCGATACTTATCCATGTACCGGTGGGATTAGCAGGTGAAATTATTGAAGCGTCAAACACATTCGACCAATTCAGAAACTTCCACTCAGGTGGAACTACTAATGCCTCAAAAAACGCCTTACAGATTTCGCTCAGCTCATTCGCTGTGCGTGGGGTTCGCTGCCCCCATGTTCCTTTAGCTTTTGCAATTTCGGCCATATCTGAAACTTGTAAAATGAATACAGGCCATTGGCTCTTTCAAATCGTATTTTCCTTTTTCAAACCAATCGCGAAAGTCAACTTGTGATAATCCGTCATTTTCAGCAGTCTGATAAAAAGGAAAGTCTCGAAACATTTCATCCTCACATCGTATTGCCATTCCGCAAAAAGGCATATCAAAATCCGATTCATAAATAGCCTCCTGAAGTCCAATACCGCTATCTTTATCTAATTGCGCAAACTCTATAGGCTTACTTCCATCTCGCTGATAGTTGTAGGGTGATCCGCTCCAATATCGTAATGAAAGTATCGCTCTACCTTCCTGAACCTCTTTAATTCGTTTTTGCCATAGTGTAAGGTTTCCACGGAAAGTATGAATCTTTGAGTCTAAATCGATAAGCAAGTAGTCAGGCATTTCTACAAGCAGATTAAGTGCTAACTGTATCTTTTCGACAAAATATGTGGGTTGTCCCTTCCTGGGGTGATAGGCCGGATAAGTACGGCTTATCATTGCCACGTATGTTTTGAGTTTATTTGTCATGTGTGTTATTTTAAAATAATTCTAACTGTGTTTCTACCCACTTAACTAACCTACTTTTATGTGGACCAATTCCGCTCATTAAATCTCCTCTAAGCGGTGGTCTATCCGGGTGTTCCAAATAAGTATCTTGTCTAAAAGTTTTAGTTATGTATAAAAGATTATCTTCGCCAATAATCAATAACTCTTTTTCTTCATCTAACCACCCAAGTTTAGCATCATATTGGTTTAAATCGCACCGGAATATACCTTTCCGTGGGTGATCCCATAATACAAGTCCGTGCAGTAATTCCATATCATGTAAATTGATAAGTTTTATTATTTCCAGTTCCAAATTTTTGCGGCTTGATAACCGTTTTAAAAGGAAAGTCTGATTTTTCAATTTTGTCTAAAGCCTCTTTTATCGGAGTGGCATTGGTAAAGAACTTTCGTTCCTCGTTTTCGTATCGAATTCGCACCACATATCGTCCATCTCCAAACTTTGTTTTCACGTCCGTGGCAAAATCTAATACTTCAATTTCGCAATTCGTCACGTCGGTAATTGATATTTGTTGCACCTGGAATATATTTTTATCTTCATTAAGCTTTATCCCCAGGTCAGAAAATTTTTTCATCCTTCAGTATCGTTTTTAGTAAGTGTTTCGAATCGCAATGTTTTGCCCATCCCATGTGAGATGCAATTGCCATTCTATACGCTTTCGGTTCTAAGTTTTTTTTATTGAGTTTTGCCACTTTTCGGCAAAACCTAACTTTAATTGTTTTCCGCATTAATGTATGCGTATGGTAGAACTTATATCCTACAAAGTCAATCCCGCGAGCTGCGACAGGGAACACCTGATAGTTGCCTTTTAGTTGTAGGTTTAATCTATTCGTCAGATAGTCGTTTATATCAACTAGTAATCCATGCAAATAGGGTTTATCCGGTGCGAGTATCACTATATCATCCGCGTACCGGTAGTAATACTTAACCCGCTTATCTTCTTTCATCCAGTGGTCAAAATAGGTAAGGTATAAATTCGCCAGGAACTGAGAGAGATAATTTCCAATTGGAACTCCGGGAGCCGAATCAATTATTTCATCAAGTAGTTTCAAAAGTCGAACGTCCTTTATTTTCTTTCGAATAATCACCTTCAGAATGTCGTGGTCAACGCTTGGGTAAAACTTCTTTACGTCCATTTTTAAGCAATATTGGGTATTTTCAATATCCTTTAAATCGCGTTTCAAATGCACTAAAACACCATTTATTCCACGGCCTTTAATACAGGCGTATGTATGCGAAATAAAAGTTGACACCCATATTTCACCCACTACGTTCATAATGGCATGGTGAACGACTCGATCACGGAACGGTAAGCGGTACACGTCGCGTTCCTTGGGGTCGTAAATCTTGAAAACACTGTATTCCGAAGTACAGTAGCATCCGCTTATTAATTCGGCTTGTATCGTCTCCATATTGCTTTCAAAATTCTTATCAAATAGCACAACTCCATATGATTTAGCTTTACCTTGTTTTGCTTTTAGATATGCCTCGTACAAATTTGCAGTACTGCAAATTGTATCGTATAAGTTTCCTATTCTTTTCATCGCTTTGCTTTTCTTATTAGAGTTTTCAGTTTCCCTACTAACACCTTTCGAGTTTGTTGTTTTTTGGCAAGTGCCAAGGTCTCTGTCTTTGTAATATCTTTTTAGCATAGGTGGGAGCTGTTCCCTGCATTCGCATTCGAGTAATTGTAATTCGTATCGTTGAACACAAAAGCCCTGGAGGACAACCCACAAAGACAAACAACCTTAATTCTCTATTTTTGCAAAATTGCAGCGTAAATATCTAAGAACTGTTTACCTGCATACTCTGCTAATTCGTCGCTCTTGAAGCAAAGGCGGGAGCTGCTCCCCGCAGACGCATCCGAGTAAATGTAATACGTATCGCCGAACACAAAAGCCCCGGAGGACAACCCACGAAACCAAGGAAGCCACTTCTCTTGATCAGAGTTACTCCAATCTGCTTTCCATCCTTCGTTCAATGCCTCTGCAATTACAA